CGCTCAGCTGTTAACTGAGAGATCGGAGGTTCGAACCCTCCTGGGAGCGAATGGCGAAACTCACTCGATGGAGTGAGTCTGTAGGGATTGGTCTCCCTGCACTGATGAGCCAGACCAAATTTATGATTGGACACAGCAAATCTATAAAAAATAATTATATTGTCTTGGACTTAATTGTTTGGGACTGACATCCTGGAAAGACAGGAGGACAGCCTGGAAAGACAGGTTGACTATCGGGAAAGACGAGATCTCTAATCAGAAACGCATCGTTGACCGAGTGGTCTAAGGTGGTGGATTCAAGACCCACTCTCTTCGGAGGCGCAGGTTCGAACCCTGCACGATGCAACTCTGGTTTGACTCATCAGGATGACCAAATAAAACTTTCTCACAGCAATTCTGAATTGCCTTTTAAGCCGGGGGTCGCTGGATCGAAACCAGCAAAGAACTTCGGTTCTTTTAGCTCAGAGGAAGAGCACCGTATCACCCAAAGAAAGTTGCAAAGCTCCTATGGCCCAGTTGGTTAAGGCGCCATGCTTATAACGTGGAGACCGTGGGTTCGAGCCCCACTAGGAGCATAAGTCGTTGGGTCAGACTTAAAATGACACCACTATGCCCTGGTAGCTCAATCGGAAGAGCAATCGACTGTTAATCGATAGGTAGAGAGATCGAAACTCTCCCGGGGCGTTTAAAGTTTCCTTACAGCCATTCAAACTATAAAACTTTGACCTAAAATCAAATACCTTGGAGGTTGTATAGGTTAAACTTCCAACAAAGGAAACTGAAAAGTCACCATGGCCGAGTGGTCTAAGGCGGTGGATTTAAGACCCACTATCTTCGGATGCGCAGGTTCGAACCCTGCTGGTGACACACTGCTCCCATAGCCAAGTGGTTAAGGCGCTCAGCTGTTAACTGAGAGATCGGAGGTTCGAACCCTCCTGGGAGCGAATGGCGAAACTCACTCGATGGAGTGAGTCTGTAGGGATTGGTCTCCCTGCACTGATGAGCCAGACCAAACATATTACTTACAGCAACAAGATTAAATCTTAATTGATGGTTCGATTCCATCACGGGGATTCCCGTGCGCCCATACTGGTAAGGGCACCGGACTTTTAATCCGGCAAGAAAAAACAGTAATATGCAAAGCATCGTTGGCCGAGTGGTCTAAGGCGGTGGATTTAAGACCCACTATCTTCGGATGCGCAGGTTCGAACCCTGCACGATGCATAAATGGTTAAGCTCATTAGTTCGACCAAATGAAAACACACAGCGATTAAACTTGATTTCCTTTAAGCGGAGCTGGACACCAGTCCTCGCGGGTTCGAATCCCGCCGCACCTGTAACAGGGTGCGTGACCGAGTGGTTAAGGTGGCTTTATCAAACAAATGTTTTCAGAAACACACAAGGTCCCATAGTGTAGTTGGTTATCACACGAGACTTTGAATCTCGGAACCGGAGTTCGAATCTCCGTGGGACCTAATTAAGTAAGCACACAGCAATTATTGATTTCCTCTAAGCGGAGCTGGACACCAGTCCTCGCGGGTTCGAATCCCGCCGCACCCGCAAAGGGTGCGTGACCGAGTGGTTAAGGTGGCTTTATCAAACAAATGCTTACTGAAAAAACAAGCTTTGGTAGCTCAATCGGAAGAGCACCCGACTCTTAATCGGGGGGTAGAGAGATCGAAACTCTCCCATAGCTAATATTATGGATACTAACAGCAACAATACGTTTCGTATTCGCCTAATTGGTTGGGCATCAGACTTTTAATCTGACCTGTGTGGGTTCAAATCCCACATACTCTTAAACTAAATGTATCCAGTAAAAAGCATCGTTGGCGGAGTGGTCTAACGCGATGGATTCAAGACCCATTCTCTACGGAGGCGCAGGTTCGAACCCTGCACGATGCAAACTTCACTCCTGTGGCCAAATTGGTTAAGGCGTCGTGCTAATAACGCGGAGATTCTGGGTTCAAGCCCCAGTGGGAGTAACTATATTTTTTTTTATAATTAAAATCGTAATTTAATTATATAAAAAATTATAAAGTAGTGCTTGTATTCGTATCTATATATTGATAATATGCATTAGGAGGTTCCAAAAAATCATTATTAGACTCATATATTGCATTATTCCAAGTTCTATTATTAGATTTACGAAGTCTTTCTTGTAGGATTTGAAGTCGTTTTTTTTTGTTTTTCCTATGTCTTATACACAATAATAGGATAAAACACAAAAGTAGAAATCCACCCGTTCCTATTAACACCCAATGAATTAAACTTATTTCTGCCTTACTATTATCCTCTATAATACTCGTAATAGACCTATTAGAATAAATTCTATTATTATAGATAGATGTATTAGTATTATTAGACGTATCAGTAGATGTTGTTGGCGTAAATGTATTAGTATTATTAGACGTATCAGTAGATGTTGTTGGAGTCAGTGTATTAGTTGTAGTGGGAGTTGTAAGTGTAGTCCTATTACCTATAAATTTAAAACTATAATCATATAATGTTGTAGGACTACCATCTAATCTTCCTAAATATGTTAAAGTTCTACATCTTAATTTACCATCTTTTCCATAAAATACATAGACACCCTCACAATTATAATCATTCTCACAATGACTAAAACAATCTTCTATGGTTAAATCATCTTGTGTTAATAAATGTTGTGTATGATTATAATGTTTTGCAACACTAAAACGTTTAGCATTGGGGCATCTTACATTATTTTTACATGACTGTATACCACTAAATACTAATTTAAAATTATCATTATAATTTATAGATTGTTTAGTATTAGGTGTTATTGTTGTAATAGTAGATGTTGATGTATTAGAACATAATCTATATCCATCTGGACATTTAAAATTAGTAAAATCTCTACAGATATTATCTTGTTCTCGTATGCAATACCCTTGTGTCTGTGAAGCACACCCCGAACACTCAATAAATGATTCATATAATGAAGATGAACTACTTGTAGTTAACGATGTAGATGAAGAAGTCGAAGTAGATGAACTAGTAGATGAAGAAGTCGAAGTAGATGAACTAGTTGTAGTTAACGATGTAGATGAACTAGTAGATGTAGAAGTCAAAGTTGAGCTAGATAAGGAGGAAGTAGAAGAAGTAGATGAGGATGTTGTTACTGAACTATCAGAACAGCTGATAAAATTAGTTATGGAATCAAAATATTCATTATGACAAACCGCATGACATGCTGACTTGTATATCTTACCGTTTATACAGGTTTGCCAATCAGGTTTAAGGTCTGGATTACAATATTTTAATATACAAAATGTAGCGGACGTGTGTTCTCCATTTGTATACAAATCCACTAAATAATTATGATTAATATCTATATGATTTTCTATGGAATAATCATTACTTCTAACTATAATACTACCATCAAATACTAAATAATTATTTAACAAATAACTTATGTTTACAAGATGGGTATTAGGTATATTAAGTTCGGTAAACCTGTCTATATTACCTGTTCTATTATGATAATGATAATCTAAATATAAACTGTTATTACCTATAAAATTAATATTTTCCCAATCAATATCAATAGTATTGTCTTCCTTATTTATATGGTGTTCTAATCGAATATACGGAATATTAAATGTGTTGGTATATTGAGTTTTTTCTCCATCAAACTTATATCTAAGATTAAATCTTTTATAATCTAATAATTGTTTATAATCTAATTTAAATGGATGGTTATATATTTTTGGTTCGTCTAACCAACTATTATTATAATATTGCAAATTATAAATATAGTTATTTGGCAAATCATTTATAGTGTATCCGGTATTAGGATATAATGTTTCGTTAATAAACAAACTATTAGAAGAGGCTAATAAATTAGCAAACAAAATAAAAAAAAATATATTTTTCATAGATACAATTATTTATCTGTTTATTTTTAAATGGTTAGAAATGGATTTGAAATTTGATTGTTGTTTTTATTTAAATAATAAAAAAAATGGCACCACCCATCCAATGTTGTTTTATTTCAACCCTTGTAACCCTTTTTGGAGGACTTATTTTTACAATGATGCTATGTAATTATCAAGATTCCATTACAGCATCTATGAAAACATGTTCAATAGATGGTGTAAGTTATACCAAAAATATAACTGATAGAGAACATATGGTGTCTTGTGATTGTGGAAAGAATTGTATGTTGGACGAGGGAACTTGTGGGAAAGTATTCTTATCTACAGGTAATATTACAAATAAGATGGTATTTCCTGATTTGGAACATAATCATGAAGCATTTCGATGCACTTTTCAAGAAAAACGATGTAAGGAGGTTTTAAGAAGCCAAGCGCTTGAAGAAATAAAACAAGAAGCCCAACCTTATATAGATTTGATGAACTCCAATTCAACGATTGATTGTTATGTTCTAGACGGAGATATATATTTGGAGAATACGTTTGACCCAACAATACTAATAGTTTTGGGCATCGTATTTGGATTATTATTGTGTTGTTGGTTGGGTATTGTAATTAGCATGTGTTGTGAAGAAAAAAGACATTCATCAACTAATAATGTAGTAGATAATGTTATAGTGCTAGATAATGTAGTATAGTTTACAAATTTGATTAAAATATTGATTTAAACAATAATTTAAAAATGGCAGACCGAACCAACTGTTTTTTCGGAACAGGATTTTTTGCATTCTTTTTTGGGATATTTTTCCTTACACTACTAATTCAACAAGATAATGCGATATCCGCATCTAAACAGGAATGTTCAATAGAAAGAGTAACTTATACTAGAAATATCACAGATAGAGAAAACATGGTTAGGTGTGATTGTGGAAAAAATTGTTGGTTGGATGAAGGAACCTGTGGGAAAGTGTTCCTATCAACCAAAGGCATCATAAATCAGATGGCACTCCCAGATGTAAAGGATTCTAATTTGGGATTTGAATGCACATTTCAAGAAAAACGATGCAAGGAAGTCTTGAGAAGCTTGGCTCTAGAAAAAGTCAAGCAGGAAACCCAACCTTATATAGATTTGATGGATTCCAATTCAACGATAGATTGTTATGTTCTGGACGGAAATGTGTATTTGGATAACACGTTTGACTCAGGACTATTTATCGCTATAACTATTGTTTTTACTCTTTTTCTATGTTGTTGTGCAGGAATAGGTTGTTGCATGTGTTGTGATGAACGAACCTCTTCTTCATCTACATCCCATATGGTATAAATAATTACTCTATTTATAAAATAGTTTTTTTATTTTATTATAAAAAGACACTACATATAATTAATGAAATGGAGCATGAATTTTAGATATTTCATCTATAATAGTTTTTATTTTTATAACTAATTTAAACATTTATATATAGATATAATTAATTACTTAATACAATATAATTTCTTTTTATGCGTCTGTGTTTATTATAGACGTATATTAAACCAAACCCTAAAGCTAATATTATTATGGTAAAGAAAAATCCAAATAGTATAAATCCACTAGAATCATTGTTACACAATTTATCATCTATTTTTATCCCAAAATTAACACTAGTATTATTATTACATACAATACATCTATTATAGTTTGTATTGTTGGTAAAATTTGTATCGCACAGTCGTTGGATTCCTGTCATAATAAATTGTTTGGAATTAAAGTAATTTTTTAAACAAGTATTGGAATGACTGCAACTACAACCATAAACTAAAGATTTATCTATAAACGTTGTATTACAAAATGTAGTATTGTAAATATTAATAGTATTGTGTATTGTATAGTCTAAAGTAAAATCATCATTATCATCATCATTAAATATATCATCAGAAACACCTAAATTTAGTAAACAACTTAAAACAATTATAAAAAACATTGGATATCTAAAATAATATATCTATAAAATTAAATCAAATTTTATAGATATAAATTTGAAGATATAATTATAATTTATAATTATTAAAAAGATTGATGGAATGCGCGATATGCACTCTACCAATACATCCTATTGGACTAACTTACACTATTTGTTCACATAAATTTCATGTAAATTGTTTAAATGCATGGAAACAAACACTTGGAAGACAAAATATGGACGAAACATGTCCATTATGTAGGCAAGTAATAGATGATAGACGGGAACGAGTAATTTATTGGCCAAATAGCGATTTAGTTAAAATTTATCAAAACAAAGATATAGAAATACGAAAAAACAGAGATGGCACACTAAAATACAGATTGGTTATAAATAGTGATAACGATGTTGTAGATGGGTATTTTTATGTTAAAAACAGACAAATACATTATTCTATAATAGAGAATGTAGATAAATTTAGATTGGATGATAGTGAGGAACTAGGTTAAACTTGAGGAACTAGGTTAAACTTGAGGAACTAGGTTAAACTGTTTTGGGAAAATCAATAATAGATTGTATTTTGGATGTGACATTAGAATCGAGTAGATTGATACGTAAACTATTTTTTGTTTTATTTTGGATATTTTTTAAGGCTATTTTTTCAAGAACCAATAAATCATAATTAATACTTTTCAATAAAAATATAAATTGGCTCATTTATATTTTTATTAATAGATAATTATTATATAAAAAAATAAATAGTATATTAAATAAATGATTAAAGCCACAATAGTTGGATGTATTGACTATAGATTCCAAAAACTATAAATAAATATAATTTAAATTATGGAGATTATGACCTAATATCTATACCAGGTGGCGCGGGTAATTTTAACGATTTAGAACGATATCTAAAAATTTCTATAAAACTTCATAATCCACAAACTATAATTTTGATTGTTCATGAGGATTGTGGATATAAAAGTGTTAAAGAAGATTTAGGAGAAGCATATAATATAGTAAAAGAGGTATCGATTTATATGGAGTATTTGGAAATATTATCTTAAAATTGACAGTTTGACTTTATCTATTGAACAAATGACTAAAAATAAACGTAAGGGTGAAAGGCGATAGCCGTGTTAAAACGCTTAAATGTATTATTACCAATTCTAGAAAGTTATACAGAATCTAATAGTATGTATTATTAAAAGATACTATAAAATAATTTTATAGTGTCACAAAATTAAATTATTTGTGTCGAGTTGTTATTTTAACTCAGAAAGTTTTAGTTTTTTCCAACCTCCCGCTCCCGCAGTAGTGTACTGATACGCACGATTGCCTATAATAATTATTCTAGTTTTCCCATCATTAGATATAGTCGCAAAAACTGGTTCCATATTTTGGGTAGGATTACTACCACCAGTTAACGATACAATATATTTTTTTAATATATTTTTACCTAGTTTTGTTTTGATATTAACTTTTTTATTTGTTTCTGGATTTATTATATATTTATACATTTATAATATATAAATATATTTTAATTAATATATAATGAAAAGATACTATAAAATTCTTACATATTAATTCAGATATCAATTTATGTGGAGTATTTAGAACGCACTTAAATCTCCGATTAAATATAATAGTATAATAGATAACATTAATATAATAGTATTAGTTTTAATATTATTACCAATATATTTATCTTCTATGAGTGAAAGAGACCTCCATATGGTAACAACCAAAATACCTTTATATATAATGAGTAAATTTTTTTGAAATAACATTTAGTTTATTATAGAGTTATATAATTATATTAACATAAATAGGTTTTAGAGTAATATATACTTCACCTTTATTATTAATCGAAATTTGAAATTTATCTATTATTTTAATATTAATAATTTTATCTATAATTGTTCCATTATATAAATATAATTTATTATTAATTAGACTATATTTACATTGTTTATCTACAAACATATGTATATCTCCCAAAACCATTAATTATATTTCTATAATTAATTTTAAGTAAATGGATAATAATAAGATTTAAAATCGGGTATTGTTGCGCTATGGTTTGTTGAATTTGCATAGTTCCAGTATCTATCTAAATTATCTAAACTTTTTATACCTTTACCATTATAATAGTGTTTATTATTATAATTGTTTATCATAAAATCTAATAAGTCTCCATATTTAAAATACCCATCTTGGTCTTTTTTCACATTTAGCATTGCTCTAAGTAAAAATTTAGGGGATTCTTGTATAGTTAGTTTATCTATATCTAAATTATAAAAATCAGGTGTTAATTTAATAGATGATTCTAATTTAGGCATTATTTATATACTAATTTAATATTTTTAAAAAAAAGAATAGACTTAAAATCAAATACTTAAAAATAGTGACTTTAAAATAGACACTAGAATACAACCTTCTCGTCTTTTAAACTTTGGGTGTATGTCCTATAATCATTGATAATATCTCTGACCTGTCGTTCCAATTTAGAATTATAAATATTTAAGATAAGCTTATCTCCCTTTTTTTGTGATTTTAGTAGTATTTTACACAATACTTTATCGGTGAGACCATCTTTTTTATATTTTTTATCGATAAAATGGTTAAAACTGAGACGTTTAGGTTTAAAAAGTCTATTGTAGCCCAGTCCACAATGTGGTATTTTAACATAGTTGAAATGTTCGTAGTTGTATAGTTTGTAATGGGAACCAGGCATTTAAACCAATACTTGTTTATAAAGTAATATACGATTTTAATATCAAATAATTATACTAAAGGAAAAAATAAAAATAAATTATTTTTCTTTTCTATGATATATTAAGCTAAAAGTGTATCGTTTCCTTTCGGCACACCATGAATATCATTTTCCCCAGTCCAAGCCAATGTTGCATGGAAGTCCTTGTCATCCAAATCTACCGCATACCTAATCTCATTAAGCTTATCCCATTGGACCACCTCAAATAGGACTTCGCCATGACCATCCATAGATGCCCTTCCGACCCCCAAGTAAGTTGGTTTTGATTGTTCTTTTTGTAGAATTGATTTGATAGCTTGGAAGGCGTCTTTGTGTCCTGTTAGGTCTATATCTATAGGCGAACATTTTTTACAATAATGGGTTTCGCCATTAATTTTAACATTAGCCCATTCACAACATACATCAACATCACAATAAGCTTCTCCCTCATCCAATGGAACAATGGACTTCAGGTATTTTACTTCTTTTGGAGTGAATGCGGTAATATGAAACTCGTTTTTACCACGCATAATCATACATTTTACACGCTCCACATCAACATTGCCTTTAATTGCTGGTTTCTCAAAACTATGTTTTCCTTTGAGTCCTTCCAAAGATTTATTACAACATTTAGTTAGAGCAGAAGACCTCCACATAAGTGCTCCCTTGTCATTTACAAAACCTTCTTTATAGTGTGGTATAGGGAAGTAGTTGAGCCATCTATTAATTTCTTCCATAGTTGTAGTATCTTGTGCTTGTTTACCAGTAAAGGTCTTAAAATCGTTTAGGGCATTGTCGATGGTTTTTTCAATAACACTTATATCAATAGCCTTTCCAGTCCTAATTTCGCGAATTTGACACCTTGAATCCAAAATATCAATGAACTCTTTCCTGGTTTTTATGGTAGCATTCAACCAGAATTCTGGACCCAATATAAATGGAACTATAACAGCGTCAGTTGCTTTAGCAATGGATTGATAAATTGAGCAGTCAGGGCGCTTCATACTGGTGTTATCTACTATTATATGGTATCCCTCTTGACTATATTTAAGACAGAGTCGTTGACATTCCTGATGACATTCTACAATACGTTCAGGTTGGAATACGACACCCATAATGTCATCGGCCGACACTACCTTAATCCTCCAACCATTAGCTGTTGCCCAATTAACAATTTGGTCACAGAAGGTGCTTTTGCCAATAGCTTGTGGTCCGGTTGGCATAAAAATCCCTTTTTTCCCAGAAGCTTTTAGTTCAGACATCTTAACTTTTACCATATCGGTGGTTTTCAAAACCGAGGCAACCAACTTATCATCCATAACTTTCATCATTTTGGATTTTTCCAATTTAAGGTTAGTCTGTCCCCTAAAGTATGTGATAACACGAGTATCTAGTTCTTCGATACTATTAAGTTGTCTAATCCAATCCAGTGTAAACATGCCCGCCTTGATTTTCTTTTCATGCCAGGGCTCTTTTGCTATAGGTGGTAGAGAAAATACTGGGCCAGTAGAAGAGTCGTTTTTGTTAGGCATTGAAATTAGCTTAATCCAAGATTTAATACCAGTATGGGATAGCTTTTGCTTTGGCAAGAGAACTGTCTTTCCTTTTTGTTCCAAAAAATCTTTAGTTGGCTTAAAATCATCCTCGGTATTGGCAAATGGCACAATCAAAGTAATCTGGCCAATCGGTTCAACCGGACTATCCATAATCAACTTGCCAACAATTTCCCTAAGTTGTTCTTGGGAATGTGCTTCATCCTTAACTATATCTGAATAGCGGATGTGACTAGAAACCGGATTTTTCTTGTCGGTATCTTTTTGACACCGAAACCAAGCCAGTGTATAAAAGTCCTTCCAGTAATCTTTTGCCAAACGTTCCATACACCAACGGTCAGCCCATTTTTCAATATGGGCCGAAAATTGGGAAACACAGTAACGTTTTGACAAACCTTCTCTCAATCCCATGGTTCTACCTGTATATCCTGGAAGTTTAACCTTAAGAATATTAGTTTTTCCACTTTCTAGCATATCAAGAAGGGCTGTTTCAGATTCCCCATCATGGTCGGTGACTGCGTGGATCACAAAGCCTTCCAGGGCTTTCCCGAGGATCTCTTGGTGACTTCTGTTTCCTGGAATATATTTTATCTTTTTTGGAAACTTTTTAACAATTGATTTAATTAGTTCTTGGAATGTATCATTATCCATGAAATCACGGAGGTCTCCGATTGATACCATAAGTTCTTTTGCCGCGGCTCCAGTAGCAAGAATTGCTCCAGAAACAGGGAGCCGGTTTTCCATACAAAATTGGATGGTGTCCTTAAATCCCAAGAATTTAGTATAGCCCTTTTCGGGAGGATTTACGACCCGCTTTTCAACCAAATCTAGTTGACAACCTTTACCTATTGTGGTAACAATCCAGTCTTCATTTAGAACTTCTGCGCCATGGCATTGGTCATTTTTGCTCATGACTTCTCCACAAACATGTGCACCAGCTTTGTCCAATGCTTTAATAAGGTCAATAGTAATGTATTTTGAAATAATCCTAGCCATATCTGATGGGAATATCAAGGTATCATATTTCCGCGGTTCGGTGTTGGCGGAATTTTTGGATAGGGTTGTCCAATACTTACCTCCCCAAGTTAGGAGTTGTCCAAGATATCCAGACCACTTTTTAAAAAATCCACAGGCATTGACACTTGTTTCCAAAGGAACTTCGCCGGTACCATCGTTTTTAAACTTCCCACGAAAGCCACCAAACTTAATTTTTTGTCCAGGCCACCATTGAATAGGAAAGCCGCGTGGCATATTGCATATTTTAGCCCATTTAATCATAATTCGGTCCAAATAACATACAGCCATAAAAATGGTTGGATGAATATCGGCATCCTTGGTGGGTTTCCAAGATTTAAGTGTATAGTCTCCACATTCAATCGCATCAACCAAATGTTTCGCGCGTTCGTCCCATTCAAGTGTTCCTTTCAACTCCAACATAAATTGATTGTCTAATGTAGTATGTTTGTTTGGAATATAGGGGACATATTCGGGTTCTTGGTTCTGCATGGTTGATGGATAGATATCAATTTATTTAGTCAGAATAATTTGTCAATTTTTAATTCTAACCAAACTATTTACCCATTTATAGGACATTTTTTTTTTATTAAGGGCTAACTAAAAATTTGATACATTCAACTAGATGTAAAAATATAGTAACCTTCGCCCAGAACCATTCCCAACATGATGTCCTACACCGAACTTCGACAAGTTGCTACTGATGTAGCTGGCGATTTTGTAGACTACGATTGGTCCAGAATTCTGATGATGATTATGGCTTTCTTCGCAGCCATGTTGGCTCCATCTCTGGTCATTCGTGTGGTCCTGTTTCTCTACGCGTTTCAGGACATCTGGCAAACCGGGGCTATTTTCAATTACAACGGGAATCCCAATACCATGGATAACGGCCATTCCCGTGGTAACATCGCTACTTCAGACCATTAGGGAACTTAAATGCTATTATAATATACATTACTAGTAATTTAAAAAAATTTTTTGTTACACCTTTATAGTTTCTAACAAAAATTTGATTTATTAGACTACCTCTCGAATTATGATAAACCCATCAATCCAACCAAACTTCCACAATGGTTTTCGATACTAAAGAACTCAGACAAGCCGCCCAACTCTGGTCTCTAAAATATTGGATGATGGCCCTGCTATGCTTTGTTGAGCTGAAACTACTTTTTCCTGAGGCGCGCGCCTTAGTTTTCTTGGGAATTTGCATCGCAATGGCGGTGTTTCCGAAGCCCGTCCAAGGTGAACAGGAACCCAGTCCAAAGGAACCCAGTCCAAAGGAACCCAGTCCAAAGGAACCCACTCCAAACAAGTCCCGTCCAAGGTTGTTTTCTCGTGATGGTTCTACAAAAGTTACAAAGACTCAAGAAGACTTGGAAAGGGAGGCTATGGAGGAGGCTATAGCGGGACCGCGGATAGGGCGAAATGGAGAAGACCGCTCTCGACCCAAACAGCGCCTGGGAAATGGGATAGGTCGCAAAGATGTAGTAGGGCGTAGGAAACATGTGGGAATAGATTATGAGAATTGATTATGAGAATTGATAATAGTGCAATTTAAAAAAAAAAATGTTTAGTAACCCTTTTATAGATTTTTTTTTCTAATTGAGAAGGGGTTTTATAAAGGCCTACCATAAAATTTGATTAGATTTTAGACCGGTGGTTCATTGCATTCACTCGCCAAACCAAATTGAAATGATTGATACTACATACTTTTTGCCGGCCCAGAAGATTTTTGGTTTTCTCTGGAGGATGTCCAAGTGGTGCACGTTGTTGGTGTTCGCGTGCGTTTGTTTTGGTTTTACAATGGGCCTACTCAGCGAGCCCTACGAAGCCGTCAGTCTGCTATCTACTTTAGTGAGCACCAACAACTGGATGCTCATGAAGCTGGGGATTGTTGGCTGTTTTGGTTGGTCGGTTGAGCGCCTGATTGGGGACGATTCTAAGCACCCTAAGTGGCTCAAGACTACCAGGGCGGCGGCCTTGCCCATCATTAGTCTGATTGTGGGCCCAATTATTTTCCGCGCGGGCATAGATTTTCTGAAAGAATGGTTTTTTCAAAGGCTAATTGATAGGATACCCCAGGGATGCTTCTAAAATGCAAAAAAAATAAATAGTTACCCTTTTATAAAAATATTTTTCTAATTGATAAGGGTTTTTATAAAGGCCTACCATAAAATTTGATACGTTATGGTCCATCTGGGTGATAGATAATTCCCATTCCAAACCAAACCAACCAACAAAAGAAGTTTCCGAACACTACATCCAAACCTATATTCTAAAAGATGCCAATGACTGCTGCACAGCAAGATGCCAAGAAAAAAATACAGAACTTTTTCCTGGAACACTCCCAGGGGCCTTTCCCAAAGGAATTGCTGCACCTTTGGTCTGAGTCCACCACTCGACAATGGACTTTGGAGGCAGTCATGGGATTGCAGGCCAGACTTCCAAAAAAGTGGGGCCCGGACTATTATAAATCCGGGCGTTACACTGGTGAGTGGGAGCGCTCCTCCGAGGCAAAAGATATGGAGTCGAAGGTGGCGACATACAAGGCACTACGTAAATGGTGTTTGGGAAGTCTCCCATCCCTTGACCAGGAGACGTTTGGTGCCGCGTGGACAAGTCTCCGCGCCACGTTCCAAAGGAAAAAGACAGTGGACCTAGAGACGAAGATTATCAGATTCGCCAACGCAGCTAATGCGGCAGATCAATGGCGAAAGGAAAACTGGTCACAGCCGAACGGGGTGCCCACTAAGGAACCCACCTTGAAGGATTTGGGTGGACGAGTTTTCCAGCTAGAAGAAGCCTTCCAATCAGCCACTAGCAAATCTGCGACGGCCCTAAATGCAGTGCAAGATTCCAACCAGAAGTTGCAGCAGTTGCGCGCCCAACACACCGAATTGGTTGACAAGAAGCGCATCGCATCTCATGGTGCTAGAGATGCACGGGCTAAGTTGGAAATGCTGAAGGCCCAGGTCGCTGAGATGGAGAAAGAAACGACCATGAAGGAACAGGCTTTCGTTGAGGTAGAGCGCCAGGAGGCGGCGCTTTTGGACCAAAAGGAGAGGTGCCAACATGATTCTGAGGAGAAGGCCTTGGATTTGGAACACAGTCAAGATGAACTGCGTTCTATTGAGGATGTATTGGTGGAGGCCAGGCGGAACTCCACAATCGCCGACGCCAAATCCAAAATGGAGGCCGCTGCCAAGGAGTTGAACTTTGAGGAAGCGGCCAAGTTTCGTGACCTCATCCGGCAATTGGAGAACGGAGATTCCATGGAAGTTCCACCTTCACCTACTCCATCCGATTGTGATACCATCGTTCCTAGCGCTGAGGAAAAATCGGACCAAAGCAGTGTAGAGGACGATGGCGAGGAAGATGGAGAGGTGGCTGTAGAAGAGCGCGAACACAACGGGGAAACCTACTACGTGGACCCTACCAATGGAGATATCTACGACATCGAGTCTGTTGAGACCATTGGCAAGTGGGAAGGCGATGAGGCGACTGGAAAGCCAGTCCTTAATTAGATATTGAAAAAAAAATAAATAGTTACCCTTTTATAAAAATATTTTTTTTCTTGGGATGTTGAATTAGACAATCAGATTTTTATTATGATAGTCAAGATTCAAATTTGATTTAATTGAAAGTTACATAAGATGTGTAAGTCTTTTTTAAATATGAGCACATCTGATTTTTCTACAGTAAAAAGTGAATTTGATGAAGGTTTTATAGGACCACTCACCGCAGAAGCTACCGTTCAACTGAATATTACAAAAGCGCTTCAAGAAGAAAGTGATAGAGAAGTCGCCTTAGAAATTGATAGAGTGTTTGCCTTAGATATAGCAGCAGATATGATAGGACATCCTATAAAGTTTTCTCCTCTAACAAAATCTAAGAATTCTTTAGATGATGGTTAAGAGACACCAATATCATTGGATGAAAATTTTTGGGATAATTAATAACTATATAACTTTACGATTAAATACAACAGGCTCGCCAGGGTCTCCCATTAACCAAATTATTTTTTTTTTCTGAATAGGTTGCTTTGTAATTATAGTATCTTGTGGGTTAATCTTATTTATAGGTTTATTAGGTTTAAAGAAGTATGGAAATGATAGGGAACACATATCTTGTATAGTTGTTTTTATATTATTCATATTTTAATTAATAAAAATAGTATAATATGTTAATCAATTTTAAAATAAAATATTATAATAGTATAAATGTCTAATCCCAATTTTTTAAAATCACCTAGAAAATTAACTAAGATAGAGTTATCAGAATTAGAACTGGCTCAAAAGAAATGGTTTCCAGCTATAATACAAACATATAGAACGTCTCTATTTGAAATGATGGCAAGTCCCTATAAAAAAACTTTAATTTATTTTATAGTATTATCCTTGATAGGTTTAATACTTTTATTTATAAATCCAAGAGTTTTTTATAATAAAATAGGAATAGGTATTGTATTATTTGTTGTATTGTGTATATGTTTTGGGATAGGGTTAGAGCAGTATAAGTTAAATGATAACTTATATTTAATATTAACATTAACTAAACCTAATGCAAATAAGTATGATTATGAATCAAGTAGTGTTATACAAAATCAGTTATTAAGAAAGGCATATAGGAGTGGAAATAGTAATAATGGAATATTGGGTGGTATTATAGGTGCGGGTTTATCTATTAGAGATAAGAACAACAAGATGGAATAAAATAAACAATATTATTAATTTTAGTGTACATTATTTTTTTCTTTTTATATAATATAAACAATGTACAATAAAATAGTGAATCCATTAACAAATAGAAAAGTTTTAGTTAATTCTAGATTAGGACAGCAGATTATTAATAATTATATGAATCAATTAGGAGGGAGTAATAATTTAACGAATGATGATAGAATAAATAGAGCAAGAAAAAATTGGAGTAATTTAAGGGGAGATGTTAGAAATAATGCCAACAAATATGTAAAAAGGGGTAGAGCCAGAACAAATGCTAGAAGAAATTGGAGTAATTTAAGGGGAGATGTAAGAGATAACGCTAATAGATATAGAGAAATGGGTAGAGTCAGAACAAATGCTAGAAGAAATTGGAGTAATTTAAGGGGAGATGTAAGAGATAACGCTAATAGATATAGAGAAATGGGTAGAAATATGAATGGCCATGTCGGTGACAATAATATGAATGACAATGTAGGTTAAGAAAGTGATTTATTAATAATATTGTGTTAAAATAAATACGTTGGAATTAGATTATCATGTAACATTCTATTTTAGAATATCTTTTTCCTTTAATTTCCATTAATACTAAAATTAATAGTTTGATTTTAGTATCAATTTTTTATAGTTGTCTTTCAATATCTTTTTTATTAATGACGACTCTATTATTTGAATAGAGAGGATAATGTGTTTTTATATAAGTGTCCATATCATCATTAGCAACTTCGATTTCTTGATAGATATAATCGATTTGGTCTTTTATTTCATCTGGGTCAGACAAAGTTTTATAAACGTTTAACAAATGATTGACTGTATGAGTATAGTGTTCATGTAATCTATTAAATTCTAATTCAATGTCATTTTCCATATCACTATTATCTATAATAGGAGGAACCTGTCTATTTAAAAATGTGGATGAATACCCTAATTCTCTATCGTCATCATCATCCACACTTCTATCCTCATCACTCTCTTCAATATTATAGTCCTCACCATCATCAGAATCTTCTATATTATTTTCAATATTATGGTTTTTGTTTTTTCTACAATAACCTTTTTCACCCATTTCACATAGATAGTCTTTGTTTCCTACAGATTTACGATTACATCTTTTGGTTGATTCATCATATCCACATAAATTACTTCCCCCTAATTGATTAATATATTTATTTATGATAATTCGAGCGGTTTTAGATGTGATCGATATTTTTCGGTTTGTTAAAGGATTGACTATATAGTTATAAGAATTCATATATATATTATACAGATATTATTTTTTTATAAAAATATTAAATTAATATTTTGTTATATTTAGGTCGACTATTTTGTAAATATCCATTGCATAATTATCGGTAATATCCATTAATTTTAAAAATTGAGATATCTGTGAACATGAACGTATTATTAATGCACTATTAGTAGGTAATTTTAATTTTAATAAACTGGTATCAAATAAATTAATAGACATATTTATTTTCCCAAAATCATACTTTTTACTAGACATATCAAAAAAAGGTCTACCTTGTTTATGTAACATATCTATAAATTGATTACTACCTCTCCAACTTTTAATTAAATTAGTCAATGATTCTAAATTTCGTTGAGCTAAATGTAGATTTGTTCTAAATGATTTTTGATTATCATTTAGAGTAATAATACAACCATAGTCGATAATAACAATTTTATCTGTTTCTTTATTATAGAGAATATTACCTATATTAACATCACCCAAAAGAATATTATGATTGTGCATTAAGTCTATATGAAACAGGACAAATCTCTTACAAATATCATTTTTTATAGAACTATTTTTCATATTAATAATGGGAATAGCATGATTGAAATAGTAAACAAATTCATTTTGGGAACAGAGTTCATCGATTGGTTTTAGGAATTCAATACCATATTTATTATTATGGAAATGTTTGTTTAACATGAGACAGTTTTTATATTCTAGACTCATATCGGTTTCTTTTTCTAGTAGTTGTGATATATCATTAACGGTGGATTTAAAATTGGATTTAAACACCCCCATAAATTTTAAGGCCTTTGTTTCTGAAGTTATCTTTTGACGTGTCGTTTCAGAAACTACTTTTATAGCAATATGAGATTTTTTGTAGTTAGCGGTGTATATAATGCCAACACTTCCTCTAAATTTAGCAATTGGTTCTGTATCTAATTTATGGATTAAACCTTGTGATATAATATCTTTATAGGGTATATTTTCTATAGAGGATGATTCAAAACTATTCTGATGTTGGTTAATTTTACCAACTATTCCATCCATATCACCTATTAAATAACGATATAATGTTTTTATAACACTCATTATAGTATAATATAATATAATTGATTTATTAATTATATTTTATTATAAGGATAACAATAAATGTCGGTTACTAACTGCAAAGTCAAATATATTCGTCCTAAATATAATAATTTGAAAGAATGGATGGAAGATAGTCAGAATGTTTATATAGGCAGAGGTGGTATTGTTTTTATTGATAAAGTTAGATTTCCAAAAAAATCATCGCCTTTTGCAAATCCATTTAAAATGGGTGAAGATGTGACACGAGAAGAGGTTATAAATAAGTATAGAGAGTATATTAAGGATAAATTAGAAAAGGATGACACTTTAAGAGGGCAATTATTGGAGATGCGAGGGAAAAATTTAGGGTGTTGGTGTTATCCTGAAAAATGTCATGGAGATGTTTTAGTGGAGTTAATAAATAAATTTGTTTAAATTTACTTATTAATATATAATTATAATAAAAAAATGGACCCAAATACGGAAAAAATAAATACAGATACGATAAAAATTCAAACATTGTATGATAAAGAGTATTGGAAGAAACATTTTAGTTGGACATTTAACAATATTTAAAAAAATTGACTTAAAAAACTCAAGAGATAAGTAAACATTACAATGAGAAATCTACAAATTATAAAGCGATTTTATTCAACGCCTATAGGTATTTACAATTTTAAACCTATAAATAGAACAAATTATACCAAAAATTCAACAAAACCTCTTCCACTACGGAATAGTTCATATATGAATATGTATAGTGTCTTAAAATCAAGAATCAAGGAGAATCCTAAATCTAAAAAAGATTAACTTATTTTTGATTTTTAGCACAATGATTACATATTATTTCACCTTTTTTATTTTTTTTAGCACTTTTTATACGAACATAGGGCTCCCCCTTATAATTGGGACATTTTTCAGTAGAACAGAATGTCCAATAAGCATCAGATTCTTTACAATGGGAACAGTCTAGATATGTCCCACACCAACCTAAACAGCCTCCTTTTGATGGCACTTGAATACCATCACTATCATAATCATCGGTATCGTAATCATCGGTATCATAATTATCGTTATCTTTATTAGAAAATACTTCACCATCACCCTCTCCACTCCAAGACCAGTCGCATTTCCATCCGGGATGATATATATCGTCACATCTATTACATCTCCATCTTTTACAAGAATCTAAATATTTATTATCTATTAGATTTTTTATAGAATCCGTTTCTTTATTAGTCTTAGTGTTCATTAGAGTATATATATATTATAATTATAATAAAATATGTATCAAATTTGTTACTATTTAATAATCATAGATTTTGATTCTAAATTAGATAATTTATATAGAAATTCTAATTCTTTAATTAATGGTTTAACGGTTTCGATAAAATCAACACAAATATCTTCATTGGCTTTTTGTGTAGGTGGATAATAGCAAAAATGTTCAGAGCACACATGTTTAACTGCATCAATCAATCCATAACAACATTCTTTCATTTCCAATAATCTTTCTGGAATCATATTTTCTAGTTTATTAGATTGTTTTTTGATATAGTCTCTTAATTTTCTAGCGGTTTTAAGAAAAAGTCGTGTTGATTTTTCCAATTTTGAAAAATTGGGGGTATTACAGTGTTTTTTAATATCATGTATAATTTGGACAAATTGGGTCCATTTTAGTGTTAGAGTATCACTAAAATCCATATATTATACTATAATTTTAGAAAATATTTTTTTATAGATATATAATTTGATATTTATTTATTTTAGTTTTATTTTAAATAAATGTCGTTTTCAAAAAAGCTCGTTATTTTGGTTGGATGTTTGCTAATTCTATTTTATAGTTATAAACAAAAACAATCTAATATAGTATTAGGTGATTTGGTAGTGGTAGGGGATGTTCATGGATGTCCGAGTTGTTTACAAACAACACTATATGTGAATGGTGTTGTAGATGTTAATGGACATTGGATAGCAGGAAATAGGACGGTAGTTCAATTAGGAGATTTGATAGGACGAGGTCCCAACGACCCAGGGGTTATAAACTATGTTCAACAGTTGGAGATGGAAGCGGAAATAGCGGGAGGTGAATGGGTCCAACTAATTGGGAATCATGAATATATGGAACTAAATGGAGATTTTCGTTATGGCAATGATGGACCAGGTAGTTTGTTTGATATAGGGTCACCAGAAGGTAGTGGATTTGGTTCATTAAAAAAGAGACAGCAGGCATTTAGTGAAGAAGGAGAACTAGGTAAATGGCTTAGACAGAAGCGTTTAGTATATAAGTGGGGGGATATAGTTATGGTGCATGGTGGTATATCATCATTGGAGATTGCCCAAATAGGTATAGATGAGATAAACAGTGGATTTTTGCGCGGTGATAGGCGAGCAGTTGACCATTTGCTATGGGACCGCAATCTATCACTTAAACAAGAATCAGAAGTATGCGATATTTTGGATACTATTTTAGAGGAGTTGGACGCAACGACTATGGTCGTAGGCCATACAATAACGGCAACAATTCCCAATTTCAAAGAAGGTGAAATTGGAAATAAATGTGGTGGAAAGTTGGTATTGGCGGATGTAGGGATGTCTTCTGCATTTGGACATATACCAAAATATTATAGAGCCGTTCATTTTTAATAGATGTATTTATTCTTATTTAAAATTATTATTTTTATTTAATATTAATAATGTATTTAGTTTATATTATTAAATGTAATAATTTATCCTATGTAGGAATGACTAATGATTTTTTAAATAGATGGCAGCAACACAATGGTATATTAAGTGGTGGTGCCAAATATACAAAAAAAGGATGTAATTGGTATCCAATATGTATTATAGATGGATTTAAAAACAAATCCGAGGCTATGCAATGTGAATGGAAATTAAAAAGCAAAAGACCCAAATTGTCCAGGAAGTTTAAAGGTCCAAAAGGTAGAGTAGAATATTTAAATCTGCTACTTAAAGATAAACGATGGACATCCAACTCTCCATTAATAAAACAACAAAATTTAAAAGTGTATATAGATGAGGATTATAGAGATTTAATTGATTCTTATGATAGGGAAGAATTATATTGGAAATAATTAATTAATATAAATATGTTTTATCTTGGATAATTTTCTATCAGAGTAATCAACGACGCGGATCCGGTTTCCATTTTTCCAGAATTTAGAGATAAAGTCATCTGATACATGCCAAACAAAATAATTTGGGATTGGATTTAACACTAAAGAAAGATAGTCTGTTCCATTTTTTTTTGGTGAAACCCAAGTATTATTTATATTTGTTTCTAGTATAATACCTACTTGGTCAGTATAAGTTTGATTCCAAGTAATATTATAAGTCATATTATAATGTGTAGCTTGACTATTTGTAAAAGATACTAATAATAATAAAAAAAAAATATATTTTAACATAGATTGGTATGATTAATTATCTATAAATATATACTAATTTAAATTTGATATTAAATTATTAATATTAAGTAATGATAAACAATGACTATTTATTGTGATGATTATGACTGGAAAAATCACGATGAAAAAATTAGACAGTTAGATAGAAGAAAAGAACGGGAATCTGAAATAATAGAACACTATAAAAATGAAAAAATAAATTTATATTTGGACGACTTGAACCCCAACGATAGTATTCGGCAAAAACTTAGCAAATTGTCCGATTTTATGTTGAAACTGAATAAAGATTCATGTAGTAATTCAAAATATAGTATAGATATTTATCAACAAATAGTTTATAAATTATCACTATAAATATATATATTTATCGTTTATATGTATTAAATAATTTATCTACCCATATACTACTTACTCCAAAATTATATGTAGGGTTTTTATGATGTGTATTGTGGTGATTTGCGTAACACATAAATAGTCCATTAAATATATCCGGTTTTTTATGAATAATAGTGTGAACAATATAGTATCTTAGGTTTAATAACAATAGTGCATAACAATTAAAATAGATTAGTATTGGGATAACCATAGCTGGAATAGTTTCTATAGCAATATTATCTTTGTAGTAGTTAATATGATGTGATTTATGGTAAGCATTATTGATTTTGTGTAATGCAAAATGAATAAACCATTCAAAAATAGGGCCATATATAAATAAAGATACACAATAGTCAAAAAATACACGCATTATTGTTATTTAAGTAAAAATATTGTCTGAAACAATCAATTTTAAATAATTTATTTCATTTAAAATTTTTAGATAATTGCAATATATTAGTTATAATTGGATAGTTTTAGAAAAAATTGATTTTATTAAATATTTTTAACTCTTATTTAATAAAATGGATATGAACAAAGAGGGAAAAAACAAAATAGTGAATATTAACCATATAGACATTATAATCAATGGTAGTCTAGAGGAATTAGCGACTGTATCCGACCCAAATCAAGTAGGTAATGTAGTAAATGATGTTGGAGAGGTTATATCTGAAATTACGCCTTTATTTATGGTTATTAACCAAAATGATAATTTAAAAGAGAAATTGGAAATTCTAGTAAAGAATGGTGGAGATTTGGATAAAGAGATAAATTATTATGGTAATAAGAGAACAGCTAGATATATCCTGGATACTTTTAGGAGTGATGTCTAGGCTTAAAAAAAGGAAGCGACTGCCGTGGAAAAAAAAGACTATGAAGAAGCCGCGCGGATTAGGGCCTGGATATTGGAGTTGGATGGTCAGATGAGGGGAATCTAAGTGTATATGTAGAAGTTGTCTTTTAAAAAATTATAGTTTTACCCTTTTATATATTATGGAGAATTTAAAGAGTCAGTGTAGTGTCTCCTATCTAAATTTATTATAAAAGGGTAAGTAAATAGATTATCCAAATGTTATTTTTTTATATTAAAGTTACCCTTTTATGGCAAACTAAAATAATACAAGGGATTTTATAAAGGCCTAATAAAAAATTTGATATAGTGGAACCCACCTATATTTATGGTATACCGAAACCTAACACAACGACAACAAATAATTGAAACTAATTCCTAAAACAACTCTACAAACGCCAACCCAATTCCAACAAACACTAATTACAACATGTTCATGACTGCTACCAAACAAGACCTGCTCCATCGAAAAGCAGAGCGGGCAGCTATTGAAGAGGCGTTCCGGGCACTCGATGCCAATGAGTCTCCCGTTCCAGAAGAGGTGTCCAAGGCATGGAAGACAGTTGCTTTGGGCGAGGACAGCTCGAAAGGACAAATTGCGCGTGATTTGGGTATGGAGAGAGAAGATGTGACTCTCGACCACGAGCAAATTCGTGGCCTGCGAGTTCTCAGCCTGGCAGAGGTCATGACCCTGAAGACCATTGGCCCAGGCCATCCTAAGTCAAGCATGTCCTCTGCCGATTTGTTGGAAGACATCCTTTACACTGCTTGGCGTGATTGGTGTCTGAACAGTCTGGAGGGCGGTTTTTCGAGCCTTCGGGCGAGGGCCTGGACGGACGTTCGGAACCGCGCGGAGTTCAGCAGGGTCAGGGCCCAACGCTTTCCACGGGCACAAAAATGCCCAACCGAGAACCTTAGTGGGGTAGAGGGTGTGGAGGTTTCCTCTACCATTGCATCCAAAAAGGTCTACATTGATGAAACGTCGCAATGGTTGGCTCAGTGCAATGGGTTGGTCGACAACTTGGCGACCGATATTGGAAAGCATGAAGCCGCCGTGTTATCAGCACACTCGCACCTGGACCAATCTAGAGCGGATTTCGACAGAGCCAAAATCGAACTGGATGATTTCGATGCCAACATCGAACGGCTCCAAGAGGAACTCAAAGCGGCGAAACACGGCGCCCGAAAGAGCAAATCCGCCATGAAAAAACACGAAAAGGCAATCGAGAAGCATGTGGGCGCATTGATGTCTAAGTCCGATAAACTGGACAATCTTCGCCAAGAACATGCCGAGGCCTTGGAAAATGCAGAAGGCTTCCACAATGAGCACCTCTACGCAAAGCAAGATTTGGAAAACTACCAATCTCTGGAAGCGCAAGAAGCAGCGGCGGTAGCGAGAAAAGACTATGAAGAAGCGGCGCGGATCCGTGACCAGATCGTTGCGTTGGAGTGAACTCTTTAGAATATCTTTAAAAAAAAAAATAGTTTTACCCCTTTATATTTTTTTTTTAAATTGTGTTAAAATTGATAATATAAAGGGGTAAAACTTTATTTGTATTATAAATTTTATGGAAGAATTCCAAACAATTGATACTATAATTTATTTGATAGTAATACTCATATCTATTCCAATAGTCGTTTTTAATACACATAATTATTAAAAACGACTTAATTAATTAAATTAATTCGACTATAAACCTTTCTTTTAAAAATAATTGATTTACTTTTTTCTTTTTTTTAAATAATATAACAATGTTTAAAACACTCCTAATTAATCTATTATTTCTAAATTTTAGTCTTGCATTACTTATTACACAACAATGTAATTCCCCTGATACTACTAACGCCAAGTGTTTATGTAATGGAACTGAGTATGACTTTAGCATGATTCAGCCCTCTGATGGTAATTCTTATTTTTCAGCACCAGATTCAAATAATAAGTTTGTGTATTACTTCCAGATGACTGGCGATGGCCTGCCTTCTAGTCCCGGTTCTATGGCCTATTGCACTTTCTCATCTGGTTTGGAAAATGGTAATGCTGCCGGTCGTGCTAGTATAAATGGTTCTTCATGTTTTCCTATTGGTGCTGTTTCTCAACAGTCTTGGGAAATTAATATAACCCATAATCCCCAAGTATTCCATATTACCTTTTCAGGGGGATTGGAAGGACGCCAGACTATTCTTTCAGTTATTTGCGACCCCAAGGCTGATGACCCTGTCTTTTCTGTCAAAGGCGAGGTTAGACCAATGGTTTTCCAGTTTAACATGACAAGTAAATATGCATGTAACCCAATAAATCCACCAACACCCCCACCTGTAGATAAAAGATATGTATGTATTAATAATAAATGTGAAGTAAATAATACTGGTGGGACATTAGAGGATTGTGGGAAAATTTGTAAAAATATATACTGGGGTTGTATTAATGGATATTGTATTCCTAATCTGTCTAGTGGATTGAATCGAACTATGTGTCAACAATTGTGTAAACACTAATTGTAATATTTAATTCATATAATTTTATTGTATTAAAGTTGATAATATAAATTAAGAAGTATTGATTATAATAAAAATGGAAGAAGAATTACAGACAATTGATAGCATAATGAAAGAAGAAATCAGTAAAATAAAAGAAAAATACAATAAACAGAAAAGAGATATTAGAAAAAAATACAGGGATCTCGAAAAGGCTAAACAGCCACCAAAGCCCAAAAGAAAAGCCATTCCAAAAGCTGTTAAAGATTCGGTATGGGATACAACATTTGGGGCTTCTAAAGGTGTAGGTAAGTGTTATGTTTGTGATACCGATATAAACAGTAAGCGATTTGATTGCGGACATATAATTGCGGTATCTAATGGTGGTGATAATTCTATAGATAACTTAAAGCCTATTTGTTCAACATGTAATAAATCTATGGGAACAAAGAATATGGAGGAGTTTAAAAAGGAACATTTTACTTCTAAAACTAATAATTTTCTAAATAATATGAATATAAATCATCCAAATAGTATGTTTATTGGAGGATTAAATAGAAGAAATAATGGAGGTTTTACAACAGGGAATGGTGGTTTAAGATTTAATCAGTCTAATGATCCACTGGCCGGGTGGAGGTTGGGTGTAAATATTTAAATGGTAATGTTTGGTAAAAATAAAGAAAATAATTGATTTATTTATTTGGTGATATTGGAATTTAAGAAATTTGTCACTAAGTATTTTTTTTTTCTAATTGGGTTTTTTTCCTAAGAGTTATACTATATCTTACGTCTTTTACCTTTTTAATACCATGTCTCCATTTATATCTAGAATCTCCTGAAAGTATATAAATTGAAGCAGGTGGTATTTTTTTAATAATTGTTTCACAGCCTTTTTTAGTAAAGTATAGTTCGGCTTCAGATTTTAAATTTACACCTACAATAAATTCCTCCCAACGATGTTTTGAATCATAATGAGCCCTAAAATAAATACCAGGTTCATATTTGAGTTGAAGAGAATAATCAAAACCAAAACAAGAGTTATGTAATTTTGCTACCAATTCAAGTAGAATACGCCATTCTTCTGGGAAATCTTTAGGTTCCATTTGATAAAATAGTTTACCATTATTTATATATCGAACAAAACGATAGTCAGTTTCAATGATATTTACAAGTTTCTGTTCGAATTCCTGGTCAAAAACTTTAGGAAATAGATAAAACCCGTTCATTTTAAAAATGATTTAAAAGTGTATTATTTATCAATTTTAAATACCATTAAATAATTAAAAATTAACAAAAATAATTGATTTATTTTTGTTAATTTTTAAAATAATATAAAATGTTTAGGCAACCCGTATATGAGTCGAAAGGTCCAAGTTTTGAACAAGTTAGGAAAGATGTTAGTTATATATTATCTGATATCGATATACCACATATAGAAATAGCAGAAAAAGAAAAAGAAAAATTGATAGAGACAGCTTTAATAAAGTTGGTTCCAAAGGGTAGGGATGATTTTGGTTCTTATAGAGGATATCTTACTTTTGGTATAGGGGATAAAATAGCCAAGGAGGTTATAAAGTATATTCAAGAAGAATCTATTAATTTAGATTAGTTTCTTGACACCTAGATGTTGTAGGCAATAAATCTAAATCTTTTTAGTAAAGAGTGACTATAAAGTCTCGTTAAATTCTAATACAGTATTTTAGGATTAGAAAATATCCGTTTTTGGAAAAGGATTATATATTCACTCCCATTGAACTATCAGTTGCGCTTTCAGAACCCATTATCCTGATAAGTATTCAACAATTTTGGACCGTTATTATCAGCAACGTGATTATATGAATTTTCCAAATAGACAAAAAAAATAATTTTAAATAGATAGACACATGAAAATGATTATCGTACCATTAGCATTCCCACATGTTTACGGCCGTATGAAAAGCAATTTCCAGTCCCGATCTGTCGACGTTCATCTATAAACATCGGTCGCCAATCATTTGCGGAGCGCCAATATATCATACCATTAATACTGACCTCCTTCATTACAATATCATTAGCATGGTTAACTTTTTTTTTGCACATACCACAACATATAAAATACCATCCTATGTTTTTAAAGTCCAAAGGTAGTGTTTCTTGGAAAGACAAGTCAAGGCCGTCGCTGAGGTCATTGTTAGCGTATCCAACATGAATTTTATCACCAGTTTTAGCGTCTTCATCAAAAATCAGTGAAGCCGCGTCGCCTATCCAATAGTCTTTTTTGCCTCCAAAATTATCCATATTAAGTGTCATCTTTGTGTCTGTATTATAACTAGGAAAGAAGGTCCCATATTTCACCTTGCTATCTAAACCACCATCAACCTGCTCACTAACAACATCCTTTTTACCAACACCTAAAACTTCTACTTCACAATCTAGAAGTTCATCTCCACTATCACCAAGTTGATAATTATAGTTTGGTGGTTGAGAAGTATTAATTTTGGGTGATGTAACACCAAGGGGTGATGTAACACCAAGGGGTGATGTAACACCAAGGGCTTCTAGTTCTTGTTTATCCTCGTCATCACAACCAAATTCTTCTAATGCGTCGTCATCGCTAAAGGAAAAATCAGGAAACAGAACTACTTCTAATTTTTTGGCTTCTTGTGTCCACCATTCTAACAAAGAACATTGATTAGACACTTTTTTGCCAAGAACACATAATTCTCCAAAACGTGTAGATGTTTCCGTTTCCGTAGTAACAATTTCGTTGCGCATCCAACCATACAACATTTTGCGAAGTTGGACTGTATATTTTTCACGACCCCACGGAAATATGCCCTTGTTCTGAAGTTCGATGAATTTTTGCATGATCCCGATGACGTCTTGTTGGTGTGTCATAGTATAATTAATATATTGATTAGTTTATTGAAAAAATCAAATTTTTGTAGGGTTTAATAGAATTTTAAAATATATGTTCTAATACTTTAAAAATTTATTCTATACCATATAGAACTTGTCCTAAAGTGCATTGAGTTGGTCCAGTTATTTTACCAGATGCTATAAGATTACAGGGGATGGTCGGTAATCGAGTCAATAGCAGATAATAGCTATAATATAATAGAGTGTCATTATGATGATATACAAGAGTATTTAGAGGAGAACAAAAAAGGGAAATTTCTATTATTCAAAGAGAAGTATAATGGGGATGGAAAGAAGAATCTAGTAATTTAGATTAGTTTATTGACACCCAGATGTTGTTTAGGTAAAGGACCATAAGAACAATAAAAGCTATTACAAAGAGTTGTTTTATATAATTTAACAGTCAGAACATAAAATAAATTATAATGTTCTATTATAATGAGTAAAAAATTAATCCATATATTTATTTATGAAAAAATAAAAAAATATTGTTATGGGAAAGAGAATAAAAGAACATTAGATGAGTTATATAATAAATTCAATGAGAATGAACTACAAGAGATTAAAGATATGGATGAAACTAAAGATATTAAAAAATATATTAAAGGACGTATAGATAATTTAGTGATGGATTGTTTAATAGAATTTTTTTGCAAGGACCATTTAAATGAGAAAATTTCAAGTTTTTCGGGATATTGCAGTGATGGACATTTAAGTTCAACAAAACTTGAATATTATTTAATAAAGACAAATAATAAATTATATAAAAAAAATGTAAAATTACCAATAATAGAATATTATTATAGTATAAAAAAAATAAATTTTAGTAGAAATTTGTATGAATTATTTTATAAAAACTATTTTAAATTAAATATTATACAACATTTAATAACTCCTAAAGAAAAAAAAAGTTCGATAACTCTACATAAAGCAAGTTCAGGCAGAGTAAAAATAAAATTAGAAGAGAAATTGTATGATAGTATAAAAACCACATGGAAAGAAGGTATAATAAAAGAATTAGAAGAGGAGTATTATACACAAAATAAGTTGTTAGATAAACATTATAAATATCACGAACATTCTAAAAGTCATCGATATGATGAAGATATAGAAAGGAAAAATTATAAAGATAATGAACTTAGAAAAAATCCTAAAACTAAAAATACATATTTACAAGATACTCAACTAAAATCTAAAGCCAGAAATGACTTTGATAATGAAAAATTTAAAGAAGTTGAAATAGAAGACCCTGAATATATATTAAAAGATGGAACTAAACTTAAATATAAATTTAAATACCAAGAAGATAATTATAAAGTAAAAAAACTTTCTACTAGTGGGAAAGAACCACTATTTACAATTAGTTACAAACGCTCTGAAAAAGCATGTCTAAATTATCGTGCCCAACATTTTTTAGGAACTGATTTTGATAATCGGTTATGTTTTTTATTTTTACAGGAACAAGATGTAGAAGAATACTATGAAAAATGGGGTGGATTAGGATTTATATTTGTATATATACCCAAATTACAAGGATTTACAGATATATTTGAGGATTTTGGAATTGGCCAAACTAGACGATGTTTGCAGGTATTTTCTAAATATATTCTTAATGATTTAAAATTAGATTATTATTGGTCTTTTGATGATAATATACCTTATTTTTGGAAATTAAAAGATGAAAAAAAGGGTAATGTAGAAACATCTATAGATGATTTTCAAATTATAGAGGATAAAGGTACCTCAATTATAATTGATGAAATTGTAAAATATAAAGATAAATTACCAGAACCTAAATCAACTATACCAGATATAGAAGACTCAATACAAAAAACCATGATTGGATGTTTTCAAAATAGAGGGTCATTTACCTTTAGAAATAAATTATTACCAGATTTATTTGGCACCAGACAACATCATGTTCAAAAATTTTTACTAATTAGTTCAAAGGCTTGTTTCGATAAAATGGTTTTCTATAAAGGAATAGGGAACTCTGGATATGGAATACTAAATCAGGAATTATGTAAAAAACCATTATATTCTCATTGTAAAGAAGATACAACATTTAGTAGAGAATTATGTGAAGCAAAACTATCTATCTATAAATTATATAATTTTATATTTTTTGGATATATACCTGGTTCAGGAGGTGTATCCAATGAATTTACAGTAAATGAGAAAATGAGTGAAAATATTAAAAAAGGTGAAGAATTGGAAAAAAGGTATCCAATACGGGAATCAACACTAAAACAACTACCTATCCCTAATGAAAAACCAAAGTTAATAGAAACACCAATCGAAATAAAACAACCTGATATACTTGAATACAATGACGAGTTATATACTAATTCTGAAATTATTAGTAAAAACGTGTTTTATGATAAGTATTACAACAATACTAAAAAAACAAGACCTAAAATGACTAAATTTGAAAAAGCTAAAATATTAGGTATACGTGCACAAATGTTAGCAATTGGGTCTGTACCATTCGTAAATGTTCCAAAAAATATTACAAATGTGACTGATATAGCAAAATTAGAATTAAAAGAAAGAAAAATACCATTAATAATAAAACGGTTTATGCCTGATAATACATATGAGTGTTGGCGTATTGAAGAAATGATCATAAATGATTAAAAAAGTATTTCTGAAAAAAAAAGTAAAAAAAGTTTGGGGCTAAAAGGATTCCCCCCCCCCCTTTTAAAAAGTAAGATCTTTTCCAAAAAGATCTTACTTTTTCTCCTAAATATCTTAAAAATATCTTAAAAAAAGTTAATGATTGTTATATAAAACAAAAAGATCTTATTTAGGAGGTTAAAGATCTTAAAAAAGATCTTATTTTTTAAGATACTTAAAATTAAAATATGTAGGTAATATAATGGTAATACGTAAAGTCTACGAATGTAAACTATGTGGAATAAGGACACGCTTGAAAACCGATTTAAAGAGGCATGTTATGACGAAGAAACACCAGGGACGTGTTAAAAAAGAGGAAGAAACTATGGCAACTGAAAAAAACCTTAAAAATGTAAACCTAAATGTAAACCCAAATGTAAACATTGTAAACCCAAATGTAAACCTAAATGTAAACATTGTAAACCTTAAAAAATACAAATGTAGATATTGTTCTAAAACATTTAAATACAGACAATCTAGGTATAGACATGAATTGAATATCTGTAATAAAACTGAAAACAGTATAACAATTAAAGAATATGATAAAGAGATCGGTAAAATGAAAAAACAAATAGAAAACCTATTAATTAATATGTCTACAATAACCAATAATAATAATACTATAACAAATAGTAATAATGTAAATATGCAACAAAACATAACAATAAACAGTTATGGAAAAGAGAATTTAGAGTATTTGACCCAAGACTATTTAACAAGTTTATTAAAGATACCGTATCGTTCTATACCCAACCTAGTGAAAAAGATACATTTTAATCCACATCATCCTGAAAATCAAAATATAAAAATACCCAATAGAAAAGAGAAGTTTGCGAAAGTGTATAATTCTGGTTCTTGGGAGTTTAAAAATAAGAAGGAGGTAATAGAGTCAATAGTAGATAATAGCTATAATATAATAGAGTGTCATTATGATGATATACATGAGTATTTAGAGGAGAACAAAAAAGGGAAATTTCTATTATTCAAAGAGAAGTATAATGGGGATGGAAAGAAGGATGTTGAGACGGAAACGGAGTTGGTAATATTAAATAGTAGTCAGTTAATAGAGTAAATTAATATTTATGAAAAAAAAAGTAAAAAACATCCATTTTGGAGTAAGATGAACAGAAATCATAAAAAAAGTATTTCTGAAAAAAAAAGTAAAAAAAGTTTGGGGCTAAAAGGATTCCCCCCCCCCCCGCTTTTAAAAAGTAAGATCTTTTCCAAAAAGATCTTACTTTTTCTCCTAAATGTCTTAAAAATATCTTAAAAAAAGTTAATGATTGTTATATAAAACAAAAAGATCTTATTTAGGAGGTTAAAAGATCTTAAAAAAGATCTTATTTTTTTAGATACTTAAAATTAAAATATGTAGGTAATATAATGGTAATACGCAAAGTCTACGAATGTAAACTATGTGGGATAAGGACACACTTGAAAACCGATTTAAAAAGGCATGTTCAGACCAAGAAGCATCAGTCACGTGTTAAAAAAGAGGAAGAAACTATGGCAACTGAAAAAACCCTTAAAAAAGAACCCAAAATGAACCCAAAAGAACCCAAAATGAACCCAAATGAACCCAAAATGAACCCAAATGAACCCAAAAAATATACTTGCGAATTTTGTAAAAAAACGTATTCGACGAATTCCCACATGAATAGACATATGAAAAAATGTTCTAAGATAGATTTATCCTCTAATGATAAAGTGATTAAATATATTCATACTATAGAGAAGGAAAAAAAGAAAATGATGAAAGAAATCGAAAAGTTAATGGATAAGGTTGGGACAACGAATAATAATACTATAACAAATAGTAATAATGTAAATATGCAACAAAACATAACAATAAACAGTTATGGGAAGGAGAATTTAGAGTATTTGACCCAAGACTATTTAACAAGTTTATTAAAAATACCGTATCGTTCAATACCCAACTTAGTGAAAAAGATACACTTTAATCCTAATCATCCTGAAAACTGTAATATAAAAATACCCAATAGAAAAGAGAAGTTTGCGAAAGTGTATAATTCTGGTTCTTGGGAGTTTAAAAATAAGAAGGAGGTAATCGAGTCAATAGTAGATAATAGCTATAATATAATAGAGTGTCATTATGATGATATACAAGAGTATTTAGAGGAGAACAAAAAAGGGAAATTTCTATTATTCAAAGAGAAGTATAATGGTGATGGAAAGAAGGATGTTGAGACGGAAACGGAGTTGGTAATATTAAATAGTGGTCAGTTAATAGAGTAAAGTGATTATAAACTATAGTAATGGGGGTAACATAAATTTGATATATTAAAATATTGTTGAACATAAAATAATAAAATGGAAAATTTTACCGATTCAAACCGAAATCAGATAAATATAGCGATTTTGGGAGCAGTAAGTGCTGGTAAAAGCACCCTTGTAAATACGATTTTTGCGGAGACATTTTCAAAATGTAAAATTAAACGAACCACGATGACTCCACAAATCTATTTTGAAACGGATAGTCTGCATACACAAACGGCCAGTAAGATTAATGAACAAAATACACACATAAATGAAATGTTAATAAAAAAGACACAATCGGGTGAGAATGTAACATTGGATGATATAAAAGAAACGGTATATCTAGTTCCAAAGGTTCATGAATTTACGGAATTGGAGAAGGATATCTATTTGACTATATATGATATTCCTGGATTAAATGATGGACGAACTAAAGATGTTTATTTTGAATATATTGAAAATAATTTTAATAAGTTTGATATTATACTGTTTGTAGTGGATATTAATTCAGCACTAAATACTAGTGATGAGGTAGATATTTTGGTTAAAATAGTAACAAATTGTAAATTGAATAGTGAAAAACATGGAGTGCACAATAAACTAATTATTTTGGCAAATAAGTGTGACGAGATGTCGTTATCTGGGAAAGGCAAACCTAAATTGGAAGAAGAGCATCAAGAAATGATGGATCAATTACAAGCTTTAGTGAAAGAAAAAGTAGATAGTATATTTCCAAGTTTAGATTATAGAATAAAACCGATTAGTTCGGAAGATAGTTATATATACAGGATGTATGACCGTAATCGAAATAAGAAGGGTTTTGAACTAGATATGAAATATTTGAATAAGTTTGGTTATAATGAATATGGTAAAACCCGATGGAATAAATTGGATGCGTGTAAGAGGCGTGCAAAAATTAATAAACTGCTATTGGAGATTGATATGGATGAGACAATGAATATTACGGGGTTTAATGGATTTAGGAAAATTCTTAATAAGTATCTTTCACCTGAAAATCAAAAAATATATATTAACAACCATATTCTTCAGGGACTTGCTACAATAGTAGGAAATACAAAAATAGATATATCCGATGATATACAGATGTTTTATAAATATTTGCAACAATATAAAAGTTTAGAGAAGAGGATAAAAGTAGGTATAGATACGATTGAAATCTTTAACGATAATTTTAGTAAATATTTGGATGAATGGGACACAAAAATTTTAATGGGATTCATAGATAAGAGATCCTATGCGTGTGTAACAGAAGGAAAACATTCTAATACAGAAAAAGTAGGATTTTATTTAAAAGAAGATACATTTCTTCCCCAAATTGAAGAGGCTAAAGTTATATTGGATAATGCGGTCAGACTATTTAATGGAGATATTGAAGTTTTAACTAAACTTAATAGTATGGTAACATCAGCACTAAACAATTATTATGTTAAAGACATAGAATCTAAAGTTAAACCAGTTGATTCATTGTTTGGCCATCTTAGTAAGTTGGTTACTTATGGCTATCGTATTACGAAAGCTTTGATTAGTAATTTGTTTAGTAACCCAGATATGATTAACAAGAAGCCTCAACAAATAATAGATTATTTAGAAAAACTAGAGTCTGATGGATTTATTAATTCTCAGGAAAAAGTAGAAAAAGTGTTAGAAATACTAATGAAAATTTATAGTCATCTTTACAATACAAAACCGGGTCCTAATTGGAGAAGTTCAACTTGTAGTGAAATTATGGGATATATTCCAAATAGTAATATACATCTATATACTTATTATGTAGATATGTTTTGGAGTAAATATATAACCCAAACTCTAATTACAGATACATCAATCGATACGCTTGGATTTATTTGTCGTGCAAACCAACAAAAATATATTACGGCACATATGAATTGTGGTGACATCAACCGAATGTTGGATATGGATAAGAATGAATTAATTGTGTTGGAAAATTATTATATAACTCTAACACTAGTTGAATCAATGGAAACTCCACTTAGGGCTGTCGATGCGGTATCACCAACGGAAAATATTGATTCAAATATCACTTTAGAAATAGATGATTCAGGAAGTTTGAGTGATGAATTAGATGAAGAATTAGGTCTGACTTCAAATTCTGGACGTAAAATAAAGATTAAGGGAAAAGGTAAGGGTAGTAAAAAGAAGAAATAATTTAAGTTATAATCGAATAATACACTATTTATTAAATTATTTTTTTTTTAAAAATAAGATAAAAATCCATTTTAGAGTAAGATGATCAGAAATCGTAAAAAAAGTATTTCTGAAAAAAAAAGTAAAAAAGTTTACCTCTAAAATAAAAATCCCCCCCCCCGAAAAAAAAATTCATAAATTTATGAAATTCATAAGAAAAAGTTAATAAAAACCGTAAAAATTCATAAGCCTAAGTTCGGTTAAAGTTCATGAATTCATAAATTCATAAAATTCATAAATTAGATTTATGAAATTCATAAGAATATTTATGAATTTGTAATCATTTAAAATAATCTTAGTATATAGTAAGTATGTATATTTGTAAAAGGTGTGGATATTCTACAACAATTAAGTGTAATTTGAAAAGTCATTTTAATAGGAAAAAAATATGTCCAAGTGTTTATTCAAATGTGGAGGTTTCATTGTTAAAAGACGAGTTAACTAAAATGGGCTCCAAAATGACTCCAAATGACTCCAAAATGACTCCAAATGACTCCGATATGACTCCAATTGACTCCAAATTGACTCCGATAGAACCAAAATATGTTTGTAAGTTTTGTAAAAATGTGTATTCAAAAAACAGTAATTTAAATAGACACATGAAAAAATGCACTAAAGTAAATGTTCAAGAAAACGCATTAGCCATTAAACAATATAGTAATGAGTTATCAAAAATAAAAAAAGAGATAGAAACACTAGTAAATAATCTAGCGGTTTCTACAATAAGTAGTAATAATACTAGTAGTAATAATACAAGTAGTAATAATACTAATAAAAATAGTCATAATAATAGTCATAATAATTTAGAACAAAACAATAATATAACTATTAATAATTATGGAAAAGAGAATTTGGACTATATAACAGGGGATTATTTAACTAGTTTATTAAAAATACCATATAGTTCTATACCCAACTTAGTAAAAAATATACATTTTAATCCAAAACACCCAGAGAATCGTAATATAAAAATACCCAATAGAAAAGAGAAATTTGCAACAGTTTATAATTCTGGTTCTTGGGAGTTAAAAAATAAAAAGGAAGTAATAGAGTCAATAGTAGATAATAGTTATAATATAATAGAGTGTCATTATGATGATATGAAGGAGTATTTAGAAGAGAATAAAAAGTATAAATTTCTATTATTTAAAGATAAATATGAGGAAAATGGTAAAACAAAAAAAAATGTGGAAACGGATACAGAGCTAATAATATTAAACAACAGTAAAGAATAATTTATTGGATAATCAGACGGTTATATTCTGATTGAAAATATTTTGAATTTACCAAAGTAATACCTTCCTGTTCAATACTATTATAGCTGTTTGACTTAAGAAACGGCATTTCTGTATCTCCAAAATGGCCTATTATAGTAGGATTCATAGTAACATTTGGGTCAATTGTGTCATATTCTTCGTGTATATGAGTGTCGCCATAGTCTATATCGTCGTATTTTTGTCGAATAATTGCTTCCCCCCAATCTTCGTCTTTTTCAAAATAGTCTCTACACGATTGCTCCCATTCTACCATGTTTGTTGGTTCTCGATAACAAATTGAAGTAGGATTATTGCCACAACCCAGGAGAAGCATGTTTTTTTGAAGTGGTCGCAATTGGATTGCGTAGATTTCATTTTTGATATTTCGGTGACAAATAGGGTATCCTGGAGAAATATCAAGATACTCTACTCGACACTTATGAAACGTTTGTTCTTCTTTTTCACCTAGTGGGTCATCTATATCTTTTTTAATAAAATTACGATAATGTTCTGTATTGTACACTTCAGGAAGGTATTTTAGATGCGTTTCCAAAAATTCTATCAAATACATTTTAAGCTGTTTAATCTGTTCCATTTTTTCTCGTGAAACTGGTTCTACCACAGCACTCATCCTACACTTATCCCATATGGAATTTGTGTCTTTAGTAGTCATAGGATTTTCAAGGAGTGGAGGAAATTCCATGTTGTAAGATGTAATAGCTGCAGACATTGGTGTATAGAACAAACAAAGTTAATTATATTTTATGGATATTTATAGATATCAAATTAAATATCTAATTATATTATAGCATGAGTGGTTGGCATTTTGAACCAGAGTTTTTTGAAGAGGTAGTTACATCTAAATTAACAAAATCAGAACAAAAAGAATTAGAGTTTAATAGTGATATTTTATTTATTTTATTTGAAAATTATACAGATTTAATTACTTTTGTTTTAGCATATTATTCTTTAGAAACACATCAACAATTAAGTATAAATTATAAAATACCACCTAATTTAATCAAAGTATTAAATAATTCAATTAATAATAGATTATCTGAAATTATAGACTATGATATTAAAGACTTTGAAACTTTAAATTATAAATTTGAAACTTTAAATTATGAATGTAGTGTGGCTATAGGTAATATAGAGCTATTAAAAAATGAATTATCATTTAAAATATTAGATTTAATTACAACTTTAAATTATTTACTTTTAGGAGATTGGGCTAAAAAGTATGAACAAAAGTTACCAGAAAAAAAATTATCTGATATAGACATAAAGATGTGTAAAAAATTTTTAAAGGAAGGTAAGTGTATTATTAACAGAGAATTAATGGACTATACCTGTCCGAATGTATGTTCAAGTAATGTATCTGATATTATAATTTTTGATTATTGTTTATATGCTTCACTGACATATACATTACAAGACAAAATAAAGAAAATTTGGAAAAAATGGTCAAGTAAAAATGAAAATCCTTTTTTTTATAATCATGATAAATATTATAATCTACCATATGAAATATGGCAATATTATAGACTATCTCTATGGTATCATATAGATATAGGAGATGAGTTACATCCACCTAAATATTTTGGAAAATACAATTTTTGTGGTCCAGGAACAAAATATGTATTAAGAACAACAGAACCCTATTGGAAATTTTACCTTCTTTTTACGTCTATTTTAGATCATAAAATGAATGGAGATTATCCATGGAATATTGGGACAAACGAATTAGATGAATGTTGTAGAGATCATGATAAATGTTATTCAGATTCATCGTGGGAATTAGATATCAATTATGGTTTACTATGTGACAGAGACATGGATAGATGTATTAAAGCTAAAAAAATTGCACCTAAACAACCAGGGTTTTTTGTTGATAAATTAAGAAGACTAAAGGAATTAGGTATAGTATCACCTGAAAAATATACGGATATGTCACCAAAGGTTGTTAAAGCAATTAAAAAAGAATTATCAAAACGGAAAAAATTAGCACGAGACACTAAGTCTTTTAATGAAATAGTAAATTTAGAATCATTATTATCTCCATCATATGATATTGGATTTGAAAATTCTAACGCTAAATATTGTCCTAAAAATATGTTCTATTGTGATGATACTTCAACAGTAAAAAAATTAAAAAAAAAGTGTGTAAAAAAACCTATTAATTGCTTTAATAAAAAGAAAAAAGTTGGTAAAGTTGGGAAATGTTCAAAGATAGAAAATCCAAACGAAAGAGGAGAAGAATGTGGAGAGTCATAATTATTCTCGCAACTTTAAAAATTTTGATTTAGAGAGAAACCTATACTTATAATTATAATAATTAAAACAAATGACCACTAAATATTACGATTTTTTTGGACCGATTGATTCAGTGTCCTTATTTAAGACACAAGAAGAAAAGAAAAATTCTAATTATATTTACTATTATGAAAACACATTAAGTTCACTAGCATATTTGTTTTCTGCAATAGTTGTATTTTATAATTGTAAAAAAACAAATAATTTAAATATAGAAGAAGTTGTAATACTAATAAATTTATTTTTAATTAGTATTATTTCATTGCTATGGTGGGCGTCCCAAAGAAAATATATACATCAAATAGATATAGTGTTGTATTCAAATCTAATAATTTTAATAGGATTATATGCATTATTAAAAAAAAATAGTATTACTCAACTAGTATTTATTAATCTATTTACGATATTTTTAGGATTAATTATATTTCTGGTAAAAACCAATAACCATAATTTAATTAAACAAATAAACATTGGTTCAGGTCTATTTAGTGGTTACAGTTTAATAATGTATACAAATTATGATAAAATATTATTAATTTTTCTAATTAGTATAATGTTTAAACTACATGATACATATAATTTTAATAATTACGATTTATTTATTAGTGGAACAGCTTGGTTTCATATAGTATCAGCAGTAGGATATAGTATGTTACTAAATTAATACATTAAATTAATACACTAAATTAAAGAGGAGAAAAGTGTGGAGAGTTATAATTATTATTTATATAAAATTGATTACGAAAAGGGCTAAATAAATAATTTAAATTATTGTGGTTTCACTATGGCTAAAACAAACTCTAAACAACCTAAAATTGTATTAAACAATGTAGACATTTTACGCGAACAAATTTTAAAATGGTTAGTTCAAAATAACATAGGAAATGGATGTGAAAAACAAACCGATATTTCTTGGAATATTTTTAGATCAGTGCATGAAAATAAAATAAATAAAAAAGAACTTCAAACAATTATTATGTATATAAATGATAACGAATTTACTCTTAATGAAGGTAATCTATGGGATTATCTGATGAACTACTTTAAAAAAAATGAAAAGTATGTTAGTCTTTTTAAATCTATATTTCATTTAACACCTTGTGGATTATCAACATCACCCAATGCTGCGTGTGGAAAGGGTGAATTACTTTATCGTTTGCTAAGACCAAATAGTGTTCAACCTTCAAGAGGAGATATTAGTGATAAATCAATTAAAAAGGAATTAAAAGGCAATGAAGTAAGGATATCATCAAACACTATTACAGGAAAACAATATAAGAATATAACAGATAAATTATTTAAAGGTTATATTGAAGGAAATACTCCAAAAACTGGTGGATTAAAAGGTAAGTTATGTTTTGAAATAGAAAAATTTCAATACAAAATTCATTATGAAAAAGAATTTCTAAAGATTTCGATTGATAAAAGATTAGAACTTTTTAGTGAACTCTTAAGACAATTAAATATTGATGGGGATGTTTTAAACATATCAAATTCAATAGTAGAAAAGGGATTTGATCAAAAAAAATATCAAAGAATTTTACTTAAAGACTGGTTTATAAAATATAAAAGAGATAATTTTGATGAATTAATTATTCTAGGAAACGGGGAAGATATTAAAATAATTAAAGATATTAGTGATTTAGATAAATTGGAAATTTATAGTGATTTCTTTAGAATAAATAAGAATGCTTCACTCGGCTGGTATGTCAAATAATCCATTAGATAACTGTTTATGACCTATTTTAAATCTTCCAGAATACATATAATTTTGTTTAAATTGTTCAGAATTAATAAATTCTACAACTTTATCTAAATTAATTTTTTGTTTTGGTATCATAATAATAAGATTTCCACTAAAATACTTTACCGTATCTTTGAAACATATTTTTCTAGATCGGGACATATTATTCACATAAATACAATCCTTCCCTAAATGTTGTTTTACTGTATTATAATTTCTAAGTGCGCCCCACTCATACCAATTTTTTTCAGTAAATTTTCTTATTTTTCTTGATATTAAATTTTTTTTATTAGATAACAAATATTTATTTAAGCTATGATTTTCAGTTGGAAATTTGTTAATCAATATATATTTATTAGTAGTATTTGTATTAGTTAATATAGATATATTTCCATATTCTTCATTTTTAAAAACACTTTCTTTACCAGTTACCATTCCAACAAATATACTAAAATATTCAGATAATGGGTTCATATTTATGTCTTTTTTATCTGAAAATGTTATAATACCATTGGTATTTATTAAAAATTTATTTACATCATTATATAAAATATTATTGGGTAATTTTTTATTTTTACAATATCTAAATATAATAATATCAATACTTGCATTTTCAAATAAATTTTCATTATTTGGATGAATAATATGTGTTAAAGTTCCATTATTTAACATTTTATTTATTATATTAGTTGCACTAGTTAATTTTATAAAGTCACTTGGGACAATAAATATCAATTCCCCATCATCATTTAGTAATTCATAACATTTATGAATAAAATTTAAATATAAATTGCCTGTTTTTGTTTTTACGTAGGGAGGATTTCCAATAATAGTATCATATTTTAAATTTATATCTTGTTTTAAAAAATCACCATATATAATATTTTCATTTTTAATAGACGGTAATAGCTGGATTGTTTTATCTATTTCATATGAATGAAATATAATTTCTGTGTTTTTTTTTTTTATATAATCAATTAAATCACCTTGGCCTATAGAAGGTTCCAATATAATACTTGGATTATTTTCAATTAATTTATATACATTTTCTTTAAGAAAATTATTAGTTGTGAAGTATTGCCCTTTTTCATGTTTTTTCTCTTTAATAGATTTTTCAACTTTCTTAAGTTTCCTAAATTTAATTTTCTTAAATTTAGGTTGAACTTGGGTGCAATTGTCTGACATTTAATATTTATAATATTATAAATATATTTTAAAAAATCAATTTTAATTTTAATAAACAATACACATTTAGAAAATCATCATTTTTGAATAAAAAAATAAAAAAATAAAAAATAATCTATACTGAAAAAACAAAACTGTAAAAAACTTCTAAACAATACATTTTAGAAAATCATCATTTTTGAATAAAAAAATAAAAAAATAAAAAATAATCTATACTGAAAAAACAAAACTGTAAAAAACTTCTAAACAATACATTTTAGAAAATCATCATTTTTGAATAACAACTATCACACAACTATACGAATACATGTCAATCATCTATAATTACGCAAAAAATATTGCACCAATTACCAAACAATCAACACATTCTCTCAAACTCTATATAAATCCAGACATTTCATCAAATTCAATACATTCTCTCAAACTCTATATAAATCCATACATTTCAACAAATTCAATTCGGCCATTAATTACCCCATTATTTAAATTCGTCGCAAATCTGAAATTATTATCTCACGATATATTATATTAGCCATATTTGGCGATCATTAATCAACACATCATTTCTTATATATCACACTATTAGCACACATGATAATTTTGGCCGTATTGTATTTAACACACTATTGGTGGTGGTCTAAAAATAAACTATATAATATACTAATTAAAATAAACTATATTTAATAAACTTAAAATTAACTATAAAATAAATTAAATAAAATAAACTAAATAAAATAAACTATAAAATAAATTTTTAATAAACTAAATAATATTAACATAATATAATAAAC